CCTGCCTTCTCCCCCCGGGATCAGGTAAAACGGGGGAGAAAAAGGAACGAACCGTGATAAAAAATCAAGGATTATTCGAGATCGGACCGGGCGGGCCCGGTCCGGTCGAACTCAGCACGAAAAAGACCCTGGAGGAGTTGTCTGAGGCCGGGTTGCTCACCGGAAAATACCTCGCGATGGCGGCCGTCCTCGAATCTGCGGCCGTGGCGCTCGATAGGGGCCTCACCGCGCCCAAGGTCAGCGTTGCCACGACTACGATCATGAAGACTCTGGTGGAGACCCTGGATGAGCTGCCGGAACCGCTCACCGGGCAAGATCCCTACTATGACGCGCTCGACGCCACGCTTCATGCCCTGACTGAGGAGGCCCTGAGTGACCGCCGTAGCTAAATACGCGACACAGCGGAATCCCGGGCGGCCGACGTTCGGGAACCGCGTCGCGCACGTCGCAGCCGAGGTGATGGGCACGCCGCTCATGCCGTGGCAGCGGCAGGTAGCCGACGTGGCGATGGAGCTGAGCCTGGAGACCCCGGGGGGGTGGCAGTACACGACCGTGATCGTCTCGGTCCCCCGCCAGTCGGGTAAAACCGCGCTCATGCGCGCAGTCGCCGCTGACCGCATCCTCTCCTATCGCGACCATATTGTGCAGATGACTGCACAAACTGGAAAAGATGCGCGCAAGCGCTGGGATCAAATCTGTAAGGCCTTGGACACTGACGCTCACCCGACCCAGTTTGAGCGTTACGCGTCCAGGGGGAGCGAGCGCTTGACCTACCGTCGCACGGGGTCCCAGCTCATGCCGTTCGCGCCCACACCCAAGAGTATTCACGGCGATAGCCTTAATCTCGTCATGATTGACGAGGCCTGGGCATTCGACGAGGAAAGCGGCGACGCTCTTATCGCGGCGGTGAATCCTACGTTCGCCACGGTGCTTGACAATCAGCTCTGGATTGTCTCGACCAAGGGCACTGCCAAGTCTGCCTATCTCAATCGCCTCATTGCTCAGGGTCGCGCCGCAGTCAATGACCCGCACAGTCGCACTGCCTATTTCGAGTGGTCGGCGGATCCGGAGCTGGCAGCCCAGGACCCGTATGGTAGGGAGACGCTGGCTTTCCATCCGGCGATTGGGCATACCCAGTCCTACGACAAAATCCTGACGCTCGGGCGGGATGAGCCACTGACGACGTGGAAGCGCAGCTACCTCAATCTGGAGGACATGAGCGGGGCTGAGTCGGCGATCGACCTCGCCGTCTGGGACTCGCTCGCGTCTCCGGAGACGGTGGAGTGGCCAGCCCCGTCCCGGGTGATCCTCGGGATCGACGCCGCCATAGACGGATCAGCCGCCACCATCTGCGGCGCATACAGGGACGGCGACGACGTCGTCATGGGCGTGGTAGAGACGAGGCCGGGGACGGCGTGGCTCTCGGGCGCGGTCATGCGCGCCTACGAGGCCGGGTACACCTCGATCTATGCCGACGCCGTCGGCCCTACCGGCACCATCGTCGACGACCTGGACGACGCGGGCATACCCGTCGTCCGCCTATCCACCAGGGAGTATGCGTCTGCGTGCCAGTGGCTCCAGGACAGGTCTCGCGCGGGTACGATCCGCCACGACGGCGACGAACAGGTCCGCTCAGCCCTAGAGTCGGCGACCGTGACCCCCATGGCCGGTGCGCTCGTTTTCAACGCCCGCCGCTCCCCCGCGCCTATCGACGCCTTGCGCTCGCTCACAATCGCCGGGTATCAGGCGGGACGCCGGTCGGGCCGTCTCCAGTTGTTCTAGGCATGTGGTATAATGGCTCCATGGGTTGGACACTATTCGGATGGTTGAAGCGGGGGCGGGCCGTAGATGGCCTGTCCCCCGCCGTCCTACCCCCATCCCGTGACGCCGCCGTCGCATCGCAGGAGATCGTCGGACTCGACGGCGTCTACCGGGCGCTGTCATATATCCAGACCCTAGCCGGTCAGCTCTCGATTGACGTGTGGCGCGGTAGTGAGCAAATCGCCTCGCCTCTCGTGGATCGACCTGACCCGTGGGCGTCGCAGCGCTCGTGGATCGTCGAAACCGTCGCTGCGCTGGCCTTGCATGGCAATGCGTTCTGGCGGGTCCGCCGCGATGAGCGCGGCGGCATCGTGAGCCTCGAAATCCTCGATCCCTCGCGGGTCGGCGTCACCCTCGACGCTTGGCGTCGCGTCCATTACACTATCGACGGTGTAGAGGTCGACCGCCGCGATATAGCGCACCTGCGGTATCTCGTGCAGCCGGGGGACCCCGTCGGCCTCGGGCCTATCCAGGCCGCCCGCCGTGGCCTGGAAGGCATGGTGCGCCTCGGACAGTACGCTGACAGCCTCTTTATGACGGGCGGCGTTCCGTCTGGCATTCTGTCGACGGACGAGCCGATCACTGCAGAGATGGCTGAGGAGGCCTCCAGGGAGTGGGATCGCAAGCAAAGGGCAGGCAAAACCGCAGTCCTCGGACGTGGCCTCACCTACCAGCCCGTAGGCGTCAAGCCCGCTGACCTCCAGTGGCTCGACTCTCAGAAATGGTCTGTCGTCCGCATCGCCCGGCTTTTCGGGATCCCGCCCGCCAAGCTGGCGGTGGCGATTGAGGGCGGCTCACTCACCTACAACAGTGCCGAGGGTGCCAATCTCGCGGTGGTGCGCGATATGCTCATGGGCTACCTCAGTCCGATTGAGGACGCCCTCACGTGGCTGCTGCCGCGCGGCCAGCGCGCGCGTTTCAACCTCGACGCCCTCCTACGTCCCGACACTGCGAGTCGCTACCAGGCCCATGCAACCGCACTCCAGGCCGGTTTTCTCACGGTTGACGAGGTGCGAGCAATCGAGGGCCTACCGCCCCTGACAAAGGAAGAGACTCATGACGATGCAGACGCGTAACGCCGCGCTTGAAGTCCGCTCCGTAGACGAGGAAACGCGGTCTTTTACAGCCGTGGGCGTCCCCTACGGCCAGATCTACGACCTCGGCTACTACCGAGAGCGCTTCGAGCCGGGCAGCGTGGATGCCTCCGGAGCCGTGCTTGTCTACCAGCACGCCTATCCTATCGGCACGATCACCGCGACGAGGGAGACGGACGCCGGTCTGGAGATCGACGCCCATATCTCCGAGACTAGTCGCGGGGACGAGGTGTACACCCTCATCCGGGACGGTGTCTTGAGGTCGATGTCAATTGGCTTCGAGCTTGAGGAAAGCCGTGAGGACACCGTTGACGGCATCCCGGTCACCACGGTGACAAAGGCACGCGCAATCGAATTCAGCGTTGTGCTCAATCCTGCATACTCTGATGCGAAGATTAACGAAGTGCGAAGCACTGACGATAAGGAGAACCGTATGTCCGAGATTGCCGACCTCCAGGCACAGATCACCGACCTGGAGCGCCGCCTGTCAACCGCCCCAGTGGCCCCCCCGGCCCCTGCCAAGCCTGATGTCCGGAGTGTGGGTGAGTACCTGCAGGCGCTCGCCTCGGGTGATATGGCGGCCCGCGACTCACTCGCCCCCTACTGCACACGCGCCTACCAGGGGGGTACCACCGCCGATGATGCCCTCACGCAGCAGCCCGCGTTCCTCAAGGATCTGACCGAGATTATCGAGCAGGCCGATCCTATCTCTCCCCTGTTCTCGCGAGGCCCGCTGCCTGCCCAGGGCATGACCCTGGAATTCCTGGAGGTCGCCGACAATACGGTGACTGTCAAGCGTCAGGAGCACGAGGGTGACGCCCTCCCTGTCGGCAAGGTCACCACCAAGGTGCGCACCGCTCCGATCAATACCTGGGGCGGGGCCAATACGATGTCTTTCCAAGAAATTCACCGTTCTCGGTCGAACATGGTCAGCACGACTGTGCGAGCCATGGCCGTCGCAGCGGGCCGGGCTGCCGCTGCCGATTTCCACACCAATTTTGAGGCAGCTGTCCAGGCTCAGGCCGCGAACGCGATCGGCATTAACAAGGCCGTCACCGCTGTCAAGTACGCCGACCTGATCGGTATGCTCTTGGACGCCAACGCCGCATATCAGGACCTCGGGTACCGCTGTGACGGTCTGATCGTTGACCGTGCGACGTGGCAGGCCCTCATGTCCCTGGAGACTAGCCAGGGGGTCCCCCTCATGGCCCTGTCTGGCCATGGCCAGGGCGTCGTCGGCACTATCGCATCCGATGTCCTCGCTGGCACGCTCGGCAATCTCCGAGTCATCCCCGACCTCAAGGCGACTTCCGCGCGCGGTGACAAGGTTGCGGGCGCTTTCTTCAACAGTGAGGCCATCCGGGTCTACACGTCCGGCGTGGCCCACCTGCAGGACGACAACGTGCTGACCCTCACCCGCGACATGAGCGTGTACTACTACACGGCGATTGCAGCTGAGCGTCCGCAGCTGGTCGTCCCGCTCAAGATCGGCGCGTGACGTGCAGCCTGCAACGACCGCGCAGATCGACGCTTTTCGCGCCTACCTGCGCTGTACTGGGACCGACCAAGAGCTAACGCCCGTCTACGACGCGGCCCGGCTCCTGGTCGCCCAGTACGTCGCCGACCGGGAGGTCCCCGATGAAATCCTGCTGCTGGCCGTCCATAAGGTCGGCTCCGAGCTATGGGCGTCAAGGGACGCCGTCGGAGGCATCGTGACCGGCTATACGGACATGGGCAGCGGCCTCCGTCTCGCGCGTGACCCCATGGTCGCCGCGCGCCCCATTCTGGCCCCGTACGTCGGTCTTGGAATCGGGTGACAAGCGTGTTTGACCTGACAAAGATCAGAACCCGGCTCGCAACCTCCCTGGAGGAGGCCACAGGCCTACATGTGGTTGCCCATGACGTTGACCGCCCAAATCCACCTGAAATCGCGGTCCTCGCAGGCAGCCCGTGGGTGCAGGCCTCGGAGATGCCCACGTACGGGCAGCCCTGGGACCTGTATCTACAGCTCATCGTCACCGCCCCGCGCGGCAAGCAATCTGAGATTATTGAGGGCCTGGAAATGGCCGTCTCTCTCATCCTCAGCGCCCTCGCCTACGCAGGCGAATGGACCGTAGACAGCGTCTCCCAGCCATACACGCTGGCTGGCGAGACCTACCAGCTCCCCGCCGTGACAGTGAATATTCACGGCCCCATCCGAAACTAAGGAGTGCAAAATGGCCAACGAACGTGAATCGCCCCGCATTAAGGGGCAAAAGTTGGGGTTCCAGATCAATGGTCGGCCCGTCTGGCCCGATATGTCTGAGGCGGAATTGTCTCCGTCGTCGGATGATTCGTTCGCGACGTTCGGATCTATCCTTGCCGGTGGTACCCCGATGCAGCTCAAGGTGTCAGGTGTCGTCAGCACGGCGGCGACAAGCCTCTGGCGACTGCTCTTCGATAATGTGGGGAAGGAACTTCCCTTCATTTTCGCGCCAAACGGCAACGACACGCCGACCAACGACCAGCCTCACTACGTCGGCCGCGTGACTGTCAAGCAGCCGCCCAACCTGCCTGTCAAGATCAACGAGGTCTCCTCGTTCGACCTTGAAATGCCGGTCGTCGAATGGTCGCAGAAGGTCTCCAACGGCTGATGGGCGAAATTGTAGGGGTCCGCGTCCGTGGCCTCAGGAAGGCAATGCGAGCCCTCGAAAAAGCGGGCGCGGACTCCGAACAAATGCGGGACCTGATGCATGAGATCGGCGAAATCGTCGCCGTCCGTGCACGTCAGCTCGCACCCGTCGGCAAGAGCCGACGCCTGAAAGCCTCAATCCGCGCGGGCCGCGGCAAGACAAAAGCCGTGGTCCGCGCGGGATATGAGCGCAAAAGCATGCCATATGCGGGCGTCGTCCATTACGGGTGGCCAGCCCGCAACATCCTACCCGACGAGTTTTTGGCGGACGCCATGGATCAGACTCGCGGTGAGGTTCTAGCTCGCCTAGACACAGGCATCGGCGAGCTACTAGAACGCAACAATCTAAAGTAAACCGGAAGGAACTACGATGAATTTTGACTCTTTGAGCATTGGAGAGGTCATTGAGTTGGAAGATATGGCCGGTATCCCGCTCGCACAGATCGGCGATGACAAGCCGGTCGGTAGGGTCCTCCGTGCCCTCGTGTACATCATGATGAAGCGCTCGGGCCGCGAAATGAGCGTCGCTGAAATCGATGCCCTCCCCGTGTCTGAGACGGAAGCCATCTTGGCACCCCTCAAGGGGGACACCCCCCCTATGTGAGGGAGCGCGCACGCGACATGGCGGCCCTCGTAGTCGCCGGCGTGTGCGCCCCTCCAAGGTATGAAACACTCACTCTCCTAGAGAGGGAGGCCCTAATCAACGCCGTCAAGGCCAGTCACAGATAGAGAGGTGCAGACGTGGGACGACAGTCCGTGATCGTATCAGTTCTGGCTGATACGAAGCGTTTCCGCAGTGGTCTGGGTAACGCCGCGTCGGCCCTCGGTGACCTCGGGGCCAAGCTAGGCACCACCGCCGCCGTCGGCGTCGGGGCACTCGCAGGCCTCGGCGCTGGCGTCGTCGGCCTCGCCGCCAAAAAGGGTATCTCCAGGGCACTCGGTATTGAGGATGCCACCGCCAAGCTTAGGGCGCTCGGCATGCAGGGCGAACAGATTCAGCAGACGATGAATGACGCCCTTGCGAGTGTCAAGGGCACGTCATTCGGCCTCGACGCCGCCGCCACCGTGGCGGGCACCGCCGTCGCAGCCCAGATCAAGCCCGGCAAAGACCTGCAGCGGTACCTCAGCCTTGTGGCTGACACTGCCCAGGTCGCTGGCACTTCCATGGAAGACATGGGAGCCATCTTCGGCAAGGTGGCAAACAACCAAAAAGTCACGACCGAGGAAATGAATCAATTGGCTGACCGAGGTATTCCAATCTGGAAATATCTCAGTGAGTCCATGGGTGTTAGCAACGACCAGCTCCGTCAGATGGTGTCTGACGGTAAGGTCTCCCTGGAGGATTTCCAGACCGCCATTGAGAAGAATATCTCTGGCGCGGGCCGCATCATGGCGGACACGACAAGCGGCGCGTTCAAAAACATGAACGCTGCTTTGGGGCGTCTTGGTGCGGCTTTCGCCGCCCCTGCCCTCACCCACGCCAAGACGCTTTTCCAGGAAGCGTCAATTGGAATCGATGGTGTCACCACGGCCCTCAAGCCTGCCGCTGAAAAGCTCGAAGCGACTTTCGGCCCCAAGATTGAGGGGCTGCTGCAAGGCTCTGGGCAGCGTTTCGCTGACTTCGCGACGGGCCTGCCCGCCCGTCTCGCGCCCGTGACAAGCATGATCGGTAGCGCTTTCGAGAGCGCCAAGCCATACGTGTCCCGCGCCGTCGATGGGATCGGGACCGCTTTCGTCGGCCTCAAGGGTAAAGTGTCAAGCGCATTCGAGTCCGTGGGCGGCGGTGAGGGCATCTTGACATTCCTCACCGGAATCAAGGATCAGGCCGTCGCAGCGATCAGTCCTATCGTGTCAGCCGTCGCACCCGTCGTCGGGCAACTCGTGTCAGCGTTCGCGCCTCTACTGCCTCAGATCGGCGCACTGATCCCGACAGTCATGCAACTGTCAAGCGTCTTCAATCCCGTCTCGCTGATCTTCCACGCCCTCATGCCCGTCCTACCTCAGGTCGTGACGCTGGTCGGACAGGTGGGCGTCGCTCTCGCCGACGTCCTCGGGCAGGTCCTTCCACAGCTCTCTCCCGCCCTGGAAGGCCTCGCGGGGCTGCTCTCGGGTCTTTTCGCGCAGGTGGCCCCCGTGATCAGCGGCCTACTGACTCAGATCGGCGGCATCGTCACGGGGACGCTGATCCCCGCGATTGGCCAGCTCATGCCCATCCTCACGACGGTGATCCAGGCCGTCGTCGGCATGCTCGCACCCATGCTCCCCATGATCGGCAATCTCCTAGGGGCCGTCGCGACGGTGATCGGGAGCATCCTCAATGCGCTCGCACCGCTGATCCCGGTGATCATCTCTATCATCGGCACTGTCGTGTCAACGCTCGCACCTCTGCTACCGCAGATCGGCATGCTCCTAGCCGCCGTCGGCGACGCAATCGCGGCGCTTCTGGTCGCTCTGTCGCCGCTGATCACGGTGATCGGCCAGATGCTCGGTCCTCTGCTGTCGGTGATCATGGCGGCCCTGACGCCGATTATCGACCTCATCGTGATGATAGCCAGCGTCCTCGCGTCGGTGCTCACCGTCGCGATCCAGGCGATCGTCCCCATCGTCGCGTCAGTCATTGAGATCATGACGTCAGGTATGGCGCTCGTGATGAGCGTCGTCGGCCCCGCGATCACCTGGATTGCGCAGCTCATTACGAGCTGTTTCCAGGCGATCTACAGTGTGACGATGTCCGTGTGGAACGCGTTGGTCAGTATCATCTCTGGTGCGATCCGCGCCACGATTGACGCGATCAGTGGGTGGGTATCGTCTGCCATGGCCTACGTGCGTAGCCTCGGCTCCGGTATCTCGTCGACGATTAGCGGCGCGATGGGGTCCATGACCTCGGCGATCAGCGGTGGTGTCAACACGGCGGTGTCGTGGATTAGTAGCCTGCCCGGCAAGGCCAAGTCTGCGCTTGGCAATCTTGGCAATACGCTGTGGAATGCAGGCAAGAGCTTGATTGATGGGTTTGTCAGTGGCATCAAGTCTGCGTTCGGGTCTGTGCAGTCTGCGCTCGGTGGGCTGACGAACATGCTGCCCTCGTGGAAGGGCCCGGAGGCCCTTGACAAGGTCCTCTTGGTCCCTGCGGGCCGTATGGTGATCGGCGGTTTCGTGCGCGGCCTAGAGTCCCAGTATTCCCGTGTCCGGGCCTCCCTGACTGGCCTCACCCGTGATATCGCGCGCATGGACGTGCTCTCCCCGGCATCTGACCTCGCAGTGGCGGGCGGGCCTGCCGTCGTTAATCAATACACGATCAACGTCACGGCGGACATGCTGACGCCGTCCGTGGAGGCAGGTCGTACGATTGCTGACGCGCTTGAGCAATATGTCAAGGTGAACGGACGATGACGGTTCTCTACCCTCTATCCCCGATCCGTTTGACAGAGTTCACGCACTACGCGTCCGTCACCTTCCGTAACGGCGGATGGGCGTACGTTGCAGGGGCCGATAATCTATGCTCGTTCACGCTTGACAATCTCAAGCCCGGCTTGCCCCTGCGGTACTCCATCACAGTGGAGACCGATAGTGACACGTGGATGGTGCTGCGTGCCGGGCGATCCGCCAGCACGGGCGGCGGGCGCACACATCTACTCCAGGGCACCATGACCTCGGGTACGACGCTGCCCGTGGACCTGTCGGGTGCACGATCCGGTCTGATCCGGGCGGATTTCTGGTGCATCCTGGACGATGAGATAGGCCCACGCCCCGCAGACCGGCTCTCCCTTCAAGCCTATTTCCCTGTACAGGACGCCGTCGCGCTGCGGTGGAACGTCAGCCGGTGGAGTGCGCAGCGATGGAACGGACCCCGCGCGGGGATCGTTTTCGCCTGGGATTTCGCGGCTTGGAACACTATCCCCTGGGAGGGTGTCAGTCGTGAGGTGGAGGCGTGGCAGGACATCACCGCCCCGTGCACTCAGATCGACGTGACCCGAGGTGTCAAGTCTGAAGGCCCCGCCTACCTCGCTCAGGTGGGCACGCTGACGGCGACGGCGATCAACGCTCTCGCGCCTCGCGAGACGGGCATGCGTCAGGGCACGCCCGTGCGCCTCGTGCATTGGCCCACAAGGTCCGTGATGTTTACAGGCACAGTGACCGACCTGGAGTGCACGCCCTCCAAGCCCGGCGGCGTGATCCGCTACAAGACCGTCATCACGGCCAGCGACATCGTCGCGCAGATGGCGTCAACCATGCGTTACGGGGCGCGCGGTGCTGGCACGCTGGGCATGGAGCTGTGGAGCGAACGCCTCGCTCGGCTCATGCAGGGGCGTCCCTATCTACTCAATTTCAGCACGCCGCGCGCGCCTGTCAAGAATCCGTGGGTCCCTGGAGTTGTCTGGGAGACCAACCTCGCTAAGCACCTGGACGGACTGTGCTGTTCAGTGCGTGGGGCTTGGCATGTCACACGCGACGGCACAATCAACGTCTACTCGGAGCTGGGCAATACGCCGTCCATGGTGTTCACCGACGATGCGGACCTGTCAAGGGCCTCCGTGCCGCCTGTCATGTGGTATACGGACCTGGACGGGGGCTGGCGTGCGACGGATGTCGTCGCTCGTGTGACGCTCGAAAACCACGCCTGTAAAGTTGAAAACGGGGAGTGGAGGGCTGACGACACTACCGTCTCGCATGACGACGTGACCGGCTCCGAGGTGTGGGGCGGCACAGAGA